TGAACGGTGTTTTAGATACAGCAGCTTGGGCTAATACAGGTACTACCGGTCCTACCGTTGGTGAGAGTTTAGTAAGAGCTGGACACAAGTTAAGAAGAGCTGATAAGAACAGAGTGCAAGGTAAAATTCAGATACATGAGTTTTTAAAGATTAGAGAGAACGGAAGACCTAAGTTACAGATATTTAATACATGTCCGAACTTAATAAGAGAACTACAGTCTATACCGTTGTCTAAGATTAATCCTGAAGATGTAGATACAAAAGCTTCAGACCATGCATACGATGCGTTACGTTATATGATAATGAGCAGACCTAGAATGGAAAGCCCGTTAGAAAGAATGAGAGGTCTTAAAAGAGAAATGTATAGACCGGTAGATTCAACATTTGGTTATTAATATATGATAGAAGAAAATACATTCCTAAACGCTGATAATATCTACGAAGAAGTAGAAGGCGAATCTGGAGTACAATTAACTTTAGAAGAAGACCAACAAAGAAATCTCATTGGTATTATTAAAGGTAGATTTGCACAAGCTGAAGACGCTAGACAAACAGATGAAAAAAGATGGTTAAAGGCTTATGAAAACTATAGAGGTCTTTATGCTAAAGGCGTTAAGTTTAGAGAATCAGAAAAGTCTAGAGTATTTGTAAAAGTTACTAAGACTAAAGTACTAGCTGCTTTTGGACAGTTAGTTGATGTTATTTTTGGCACGGGTAAATTTCCAATAGGAATTACTGAAACTAAAATACCTGAAGGCGAAACAAACTTTGCACACCTTGACACTTCTAACCCTACTCCGGGATTAGAAACTCCGGTAGGTGAAGAAGAAAACATAGGCAATAGAATAGAAGATGAGCCTAACCCATATGATGTTGGATATGAAGGTGACGGTAGAACTTTAAAAGCCGGTGCAACTTTTTATAACGGTATCTTTGAAGATACTATAGAAGACAAAGCTAAAGAAGCTGGTATTCTTAAAGACGGTGTAAGTCCTGACCCACAAAAGATTGAAGTATCTCCTGCACAAAAAGCTGCAAGAAGAATGGAAAAACTTATCCACGACCAAATAGAAGAGTCAAACGGTAACTCAGAATTAAGAAATGCCCTTTTAGAAGCTGCTCTGTTAGGAACAGGTATTGTAAAAGGACCATTTAATTTTAATAAAAAGTTACATAAATGGGACACGGACGAAGAAGGAAACAGAAATTATAATCCTTTAGAGGTTAGAGTTCCTAGAATAGAGTTTGTTAGTTGTTGGGATTTTTATCCTGACCCTAACGCTACTAACATGGATGAATGTGAATATATTATTCATAGACATAAGATGAATAGAAGTCAGTTAAGGCAGTTACGTAATATGCCTTACTTTGATGACGATGCAATACGTAACGCTATTCAGATGGGTGCTAATTACGTAGAGAAAGATTTTGAAAGTCAATTAAAGGATGATGCTAGAAGTGACGAAGATGTTAATAATAGCTTTGAAGTTCTTGAATACTGGGGAATGATGGATGCAGAGTACGCAAAAGAAGTAGGAATTGACTTACCCGACACGGTTGATGACCTAGATGAAGTACAAGTAAACATATGGACATGTGGTACATACTTGTTAAGGGCTGTACTAAATCCATTTACTCCATACAGATTACCTTACAACGCTTTCCCATACGAAAGAAATCCTTATAACTTCTTTGGTATTGGCGTAGCTGAGAACATGGATGATAGTCAGCAGATTATGAATGGTCATGCAAGAATGGCTATTGACAACCTAGCAATGTCTGGGTCTTTAGTATTTGATGTAGATGAGTCTGCCTTAGTAGGCGGACAATCAATGGAAATATTTCCGGGTAAAGTCTTTAGAAGACAAGCTGGAATGCCGGGACAAGCTATACACGGTTTAAAATTCCCTAATACATCACAAGAAAATTTAATGATGTTTGATAAGTTTAGACAACTTGCAGACGAACAAACAGGTATACCTAGTTATTCACACGGACAAACAGGAGTACAAAGTATGACAAGGACTGCTTCAGGTATGTCAATGTTATTAGGTGCTTCCAGTTTAAATGTTAAAACAGTTATCAAAAACCTTGATGACTTTTTATTAAAGCCACTTGGAGAATCTTATTTCCAGTGGAACATGCAGTTCCTTGAAGATGAATTGGATGTCAAAGGTGATTTAGAAGTTAAGGCTACTGGAACAAATAGCTTGATGCAAAAAGAAGTACGTAGTCAAAGACTTACTATGTTCTTACAAACTGCACAAAGTCCTGCTATTGCTCCGTTTGTTAAGATTTCTAAACTCGTAAGTGAACTAGCCTATAGCTTAGATTTAGACCCAGATGAAATTCTGAACGACCCTGAAGAAGCAGCTATAATGGCACAAATAATAGGAATGCAGAATGCTGGACAAACAAATGGCGAGGAACCTCAACCCACTGGTGAACAGTCCCCAATGGGAGGCGTTCAAGGAGTACCTCAAGGACCTCAAGACCTTGGACCTACAGGCACTGGCGGTGGCAACATCGGAACCGGAAATGTTCCGGCTGCAGGGGAAAGTGAATTCTCTGGTCAGGTTGGAGCAACTGGACCTACGGGTTAAAGAAACAATAAACAGGAAGGAAGAAATATAATGTTATTACAAGACGATAAAAAAAGAATTGGGTATGCAATGGGACCTGCTGAAAGCCCTATAGATACTAGAAAAGAAACTGCTAAAGGCTTAATGGGAATGGGAATAAGTCAACAAGAAATTAATATTTTAAAAACAAAACCTTTAGCTTCTAAAGAAGTAAGAACTATTATAAATAGAACTGAAGAAAAATTTGAATTAGAGCCGGGAGTTTTTATTGATGCTATAATTTCTCTTAGACCTGTAAAAAAAGAAGACAGAACACCTAAAGTGGATGGTGGAAAAATGAAATACAATGAAGGTGGCTCATTACTAGCTGATGATATGGAAACACCAATGATGCCAGAAGAGATGCCAGAAATGAATTCTGATTCTGACATGGAAGAAAACTATACAAGATTTATAATGGACGAAGCATTAAGTGAAGAAGAAGAAGATATGCTTGTATCCAAACTAGAACAAGATAAAGAACTACAAATGTTATTTGACAAAGTAATAAATGTAGCACAAGAATTTGCTGGGAACGGACCTGTTGAAGGACCGGGAACAGGAGTCTCTGATGATATACCTGCAAGGTTATCTGATGGAGAGTTTGTCTTTACTGCAAAAGCTGTAGAAGAAATCGGAGAAGACACTTTAATGTCTATGATGAAAGATGCTGAAGTTGCTGCAGACGAAAGACAAGGATTGTTTTTAGGAGGAACTCCCGATGAAGAAGAAATAGAAGATGAAGAATCTGATGTTTCTGATGACATGCGTAAAGTTAATCCTAGATTAAATCCAAACGTAAGATAAAGCTACCCTAGGATACTAGGCACTTTATTAAATAAAAACCGAAAGGCTACCTTTACAATACAAGCCCTCTAGTCGACATAGAGCTACCTTGTAAAAAAAGCCCCAATTAGGAGAATAGAAGATGGCTAATACAGTCAAAGAAGAAGTACCAAACCCTTATAATGCAAAAAAGGATTGGCACACAGATGATGGCAAAGCTTTTGAATCATCAAATAACGTATATTTTGAAGCACCTCAGAATAGACTTTTCGACAGCAACGACATAACTGAAGTTGGTCAAGAAGGAAGTGTAAACACTGAGGAACTGGAAAGTAAGAAGAATGCTCCTTACAAAAAACCAGACTACAAAAAGCGTTATGATGATTTAAAAAAGCATTATGATAGTAAACTTAACGAGTTTAAATCTAGAGAACAAGAGTTAATAGTAGAGGCTACGCAAAATAGAACCGACTATAAAGCTCCTAAATCTCCAGAAGAACTAGAAGAGTTTAAAAATAACTATCCTGATGTGTATGAAGTTGTAGAAACTGTTGCTCACATGCAATCTGAGTCTAAAGCAAAAGTTCTAGAAGAACGCCTTAGTAAACTCCAAGAACGCGAGACACAGTTAATACGACAAGATGCAGAAAAAACATTAATGGACAGACATCCTGATTTTGAAGATATCAGAAACAGCGATGACTTTCATGGATGGGCAAAGGAACAACATTCATCTATCCAAGCTTGGGTATATGATAATAATAACGATGCCAGTTTAGCCTCACGTGCCCTTGATTTGTTTAAAAAAGATTTTGGAATAGAAGCAATAACTAAGTCATCTTCTAAAAAACCGACAAGACAATCTGCTGCAGATATGGTCTCCACTAAAACAACTAGTGTAGAGCCAAACCAACAGAAAGTCTGGTCACTAAAGGAGATAGAAGCTATGTCTGTAGCAGAATTTGATAAGTTCGAAACGGAAATATCAGACGCTATGCAGAACGGGTTAATATCACAGTAATTATTAAATTTAACTTAAAAGGAGAAAATCATGGCTCAATTTTTTGAACCGAGTACTGATACAAACGCCAACTTTGGCAACTCCGTGACAGGACAAACTAATAGTTTCTTCCTACCTTCGGTTTATTCTAAAAAGGTAATGAACTTTTTTAGGAAAGCCTCAGTAGTAGAAGCTATCACAAACACCGACTATGCCGGTGAGATATCCTCTTTCGGAGACTCAGTAAAAATTATAAAAGAACCAGTTATTTCAGTGTCAGATTACACAAGAAATAGCGACACAACTGAAACTAGACTAACAGACCAAGAAATTTCTTTGGTTGTTGATAGTGCTAAAGCTTTCAAATTCATCGTTGATGATATTGAAACTAATATGTCACATGTCAACTTCAAAGAGATTGCTTCTTCATCAGCTGCTTATGCATTGAAAGATTCATATGACGCTGCTGTATTAGCAACTATGTTTGCGGGTTGTTCAGCTTCATCACCTAATCACATTTTAGGTGCCGACAATGCTACTGATTTAGCAGCAGGTACTTTTGATGGAACAGGTAACCTAGATATTGGTTTTGGTTCTAGCGAACACGACCCACTAGACCTAATGGGTAGAATGGCAAGACTATTAGACGAACAGAATGTACCTGAAGAAGGTAGATGGTTTGTTGCAAGTCCTGACTTCTATGAGATATTAGGACAATCTAGCTCTAAATTACTATCTGTCGACTATAATGGTGGACAAGGTTCTATTAGAAATGGACTAGTATCAAGTGGAAAATTACGTGGATTTGATATGTACAAGTCAAACAACATTGCTGCAACATCTAATGCTGCTGGTAAATGTATGGCTGGTCACATGTCTTCAACTGCTACTGCTAATACTATTCTTTCAACAGAAGTATTGAGAGACCCAACATCGTTTGGTGATATAGTTAGAGGCTTACATGTTTACGGTGCGAAAGTACTTAGAGACGAAGCCTTAGTAAGTGCATTCTACGGCATTGACTAAATAGAATTGGGAGGTGTCAAAGCCTCCCTTTCTTTTTAACACATAAATTTTACAGAGGTAAATAATATGACAATCGAAAATATAAGAGATACTGGACGTAACTCAGCAAGAACAGTTGATGTTCGTGTATTAGCTGAGAAAATTCAGAAACCTTCAGACACTGAAGCAGTAGTTGCAGCTAATGTAATTACAGCAGCAGAGTCAGGCACTCGTTTTGTAATGAATGTAGCAGCAGCTAAAGTCTCAACTCTACCAGCTCCAGCAGCAGGTTTAGAGTATTGGTTTTATGTTGGAGCAACAGAACCTACAGGTACTCATACAATAGTAACAGCATCAAGTGCTAATATTATTGTGGGTAACGTATCTTCTCCGGAAGATGCAGCAGGTAGTGTAGCTACAGTTACAGATGCAGATACTATTTCGTTAGTAGCTAGTAAAGCTGTTCATGGAGATTTTGTCCATGTATGGTCTGACGGCACTAACTGGTATCTAAACGGACAGTGTAAAGTTCAAGACGGAATTACAACAACTCAAGCGGGTTAGTAATACAGTCTACGGTATTAACTGATACCAACCGGAGGAGTTTTAGGATTCCTCCCCTATTTAAAAAAAGGAGATAATATGAAAAGTAAAAAAACAGTAATGAAAAAAGATGGTAATGCTGCAGCTAGAAGAGAGCCGATGCAGTATGGTGGCATGGCTAAAAAGAAAATGATGGGTGGTGGTCGTACAATGTACAAAACTGGTGGTGAAGTAATGCCAAAAGCTAAACCTTGTTAATATGAAAGGCGTACCACATTATAAAAAAGATGGAACAGAACATAAAGGCACTTCTCATAAAATGCCTAATGGAGATTTACATACAAACAAATCTCACACTAAAACAAGTGTAAAACTTTTTCACTTTAAAGATTTAAGTAAAAAAGCAAAACTAAAAGCTAAAGGTAAATAATAATGGCTACAACATATTTAG